AGGTCTTGGTCGTCTACGTGTTAACTCTAACCGCTACTACAGACGTGTTAAGGTTGCTAACCTCATGTAAGATAGAAGGAAATAATTCCTTTAACCACAAAGACTCTCCTTCGGGAGGGTCTTTTTTTTTATAAATATATTTTGAGTAAAGGTTAAGGGAGAATATTACACACATCCCACACACATACACTTACTCACACTCACACTATAATAAAAAACTATGGCACGTAACCCGTATGAACTCCGCATGGAGTGTCTGCAGATGGCAGAGAGTAGGCTTCAGAATCGTTTTACTGAGGCACAAAGGAGATATGAATACCTTGATGAAAAAGGTATAGAGCAATGTCCAAGTGATTATCCTGAATTTCCTTCTGATGATGAAATAGACGCACTTGCTGACAGACTTATTAAATCAATGTCTGGGGATAGGTAAAATGAAAAAGGTTCTACCTCTCAAGCATATTGACATTGAGACCATATGTAGTAATAAAAGAAATGCGGAAACATTTGCAATACTCATAATGCATTTAAGTAATCCGCATCTTTATTCTAAGAGATCCATATAAAGGGTCTCTTTTTTTTATCTAAATATATCAGGAGACCTGTGTTCTATATGAAAACCTATCAACAATTCATCGAAAGTAATAAAACTTGTCCTAAAGGTGAATACTATTGCCACACTGATAAAAAATGTAAAAAGATACCTAGTGGATGGCATGTAGGTAGAAGAGGTTACATTGAAAAAGATGAGGATGAAGAAAATGGCAAATCCAATAACGGTAACGGAAATGGTAATGGCCATTCTAGCAATGGTAATGGTGGGAACGGTAACGGTAACGGTGGCAGCAATGGTGGAGGAGAATAATGACTAAAACACCTTGGTCAAATCAACTTTCAAACAGGAATTATTTGTCTCCTGTTGGTTTTAAATTTATAATCACTAAAGCACCAAAGGCAGATTTCTTTTCAAATCAAGCATCAATTCCTGGTATTAATCTGGGATTTGCTTTACAACCAAATTATTTGAAAGATATACCTGTTGCTGGTGATAAATTAACTTATGATGATTTTACTTTAAGTTTCTTTGTTGATGAGAATCTACAAAATTATATGCAGATTCATGATTGGTTAAGAGGACTTGGATATCCAGAAAGTATTCAAGAGTTTATTGATTTAAAAAAGAGTGATGAGTTCAGTCCAGATCCTTCTGCTAGAAATCCACTTAATGAATATTCTGATGCAAGTTTAATTATCTACAATAGTAACTTTAATGAAGTTGCAAAGATTAAGTTTAAGGATGTATTCCCAGTATCTCTATCTACAATTACCTTTGATGCAACTGCAGGAGATATAGATTATGTTGTGGCCGACGCTACTTTTAAGTATTCTATATATGATATAGAAGTGATGTAATTTTTGTTTTTTTATGAACCTTGATGAAATTCAGTCGTTATGGGATGCGGATTCAAAGTTAGACCCCGATAATTTACATACGGTGTCAACTGATATACCTGCATTACACGCAAAATATTATAGAATTCTTAATAGGGTTCTATTACTTAAAAAATCGGAAGAAAATAAATTTAAAGTATTAAGAAAAGAAAAATGGCAATATTATTCTGGTAAAGCAGATCCTCAAGTTTATATTGATAAACCTTTTGATCATAAGGTTTTAAGGCAAGATGTCGATAAATATATGGACGCAGATGAGGATTTAATTAAGCAACTCTCTAAGATAGATTACTATCAAGTAATGATTAGTTATTTGGATAGTATTCTTAAGACTATTGGAAATCGTACTTATCAAGTTAAGAATGCGATTGAATGGCAGCAGTTTATTAGAGGATACAGTGACTGATATTACTATACGAAAAAAGAATGAAGTATATGTGACTGTTAAAACAGAACCACATATAAGTCAGGAGTTATCAGACTTGTTTACGTTTGATGTTCCTGGTGCAAAGTTCATGCCTCAGTACCGTAGTAAGTACTGGGATGGTAAGATTCGTTTGTTCTCTCCTGCAACTGGAGAAGTATATGTTGGGTTGGTAGATAAGATTGTTAATTGGGCAAGGAAGTCAGAGTATAGTTTAGAATTTGAAAATAATAAACAATATGGGGCTCCATTTGAGCAAAATGATATAATATCTCGTGAAGGAGTCAAAGAGTATATGACTCGTATTGCAAGATTTAAACCAAGAGATTATCAGATAGATGCTGTATATCGTGCTTTAAGATATAATCGTAAACTTCTTATATCACCGACTGCATCAGGTAAGTCATTAATGATATATGCTGTAGTAAGATATTTTGTAGAAACTAAAAAGAAAGTATTATTAGTTGTTCCTACTACATCATTAGTCGAACAGATGTTTAAAGATTTTGAAGACTATGGTTGGAATGCAGAAAAATATTGTCATAAAATATATTCTGGAAAAGAAAAGACAAATGAATTTCCTGTTACGATTACTACATGGCAATCTATTTACAAATTAAAAAGACCATTCTTTAAAGATTTTGATGTTGCTATTGGTGATGAAGCACATCTATTCAAGTCAAAATCTCTTGTAAGCATTATGACTAAAATGCATGATGCAAAGTATAGATATGGGTTTACTGGTACTTTAGATGGATCACAGACTCATAAGTGGGTACTAGAAGGACTATTTGGACCATCATATAAAGTAACTCAAACAAAAGAATTAATTGATAAGGGTCATCTTTCTAAATTACAAATTCATATTTTATTGTTAAAGCATAAAGCACAGAAATTTGAAACTTATGAAGATGAGTTACAATATATTATAGGACATGATAAAAGAAATAACTTTATTAAAAATCTTGCATTAGATTTAAAAGGTAATAGTCTTATCTTATTCAGTCGAGTTTCTACACATGGTGAACCACTTTACAATTTAATAAATAGTTCGGTAAAAAGTGATCGTAAAGTTTTTTATGTTCATGGTGGTGTAGATGCTGAACAGAGAGAACTTGTAAGAGAAATTACAGAACAAGAAAAAAACGCTATTATTGTTGCATCATATGGAACTTTCTCTACAGGAATTAACATTAAAAATCTTCATAACATCATTTTTGCTAGTCCCTCTAAATCAAGAATCAGAAATCTTCAATCGATTGGAAGAGTTTTAAGAAAGGGTGATAACAAAACTCAAGCAGTTCTTTATGATATAGCTGATGATATTAGTTATAGTTCAAGAAAAAATTATACATTAAATCATCTAATTGAAAGAATTAAAATCTATAACTATGAAAAATTCAATTATGAGATAGTTCAAGTAGATCTGAAAGAAAATGGATAACAAAGAAAAAACAGAAAAGGATGAAGATTTTTTTGCAGTACTTAAACTAGTTTCTGGTGAAGAAATATTTGCTAATGTTCATCCATGCGAAGAAGAAGATAAAACTATATTAATATTGGACACGCCAGTAATTTTTGAAACAGTTATGATTAGAAATATGGGAATGGGTGCAATTAAAGTAATGCCGTGGATGAATATTGTTAAAGATAATTTATTTGTTATGGATATGGATAAAGTAATGACAATAAGTGAAATTCATGATCAAGATATAATTAGAATATACAATAGATATCTTCAAGATAAAGATAGAGAAACTAATGAATCTAAAATAAATAAAGATATGGGTTTCTTATCTTCTATATCTGATGCTAGAGTATTCCTAGAGAAACTATATAAATCTAGCTAATATAACCCTTTCAACCCTTACAGAGTTATTTTACATACAATTGCCAACTCTGTCAAGCTGTGTTATAATGTAAACAACTAGCACGGGAAAAAGATGCAATGGTTAGACGTACTAAAAAGTCAGAACATTATGTAAATAACAGAGAATTCTTAGAAGCTATTGTTATTTACAGAAAAGAATGTGCAGAAGCAGAAGAAAAAGGTGAACCTAGACCTCGTATTACGAATTATCTTGGATCATGTTTTTTGAAGATTGCTACACATCTATCATACAAACCAAATTTTGTTAACTACATGTTCCGTGAAGACATGATTTGTGATGGAATTGAAAACTGTGTTCAGTACATAAAGAATTTTGATCCTGCAAAATCCTCTAACCCCTTTGCTTATTTTACTCAGATTATTCATTATGCTTTTCTTCGGAGAATTCAAAAAGAGAAACGTCAGATGGATATAAGAGCAAAGATCATTGAAAGATCTGGATTTGATGAAGTTATGAGTGCAGATGGTGATTATAGTGCTTCTGACCTTAACACAATCAAAGAAAATATACAATCTAAACTTTATTCATGAGACTAACACAAAAAGTCATTGATGAAATTCAATTAGCAATGACTCATACCAAGATGAATGGTGAGACGAATTGGAAAGATGGTGATGAGATTGATGTGTGTCTTGGTGGTACCTTTGCTGGTGATAAATTCATCAGTATTATAAACAGGACAAGAAGCAATACCACCAAAAAATGAAAATTGCTTTAATAACTGATACCCATTACGGAGCTCGTAAGGGGAGTAAGATTTTTCATGATTACTTTCAAAAGTTCTATGATGATATTTTCTTTCCTACATTAAAGGAGAGAAAAATTAAACATGTAATTCATTTGGGAGACTCATTTGATAATCGTAAGAATATAGATTTTTGGGCCTTAAATTGGGCAAAGGAGCATGTGTATGATAAGTTTAAAAAGTTAAAGATAAATGTACATACTATAGTTGGTAATCATGATGTTTATTATAAGAATACTAATCAGGTAAATGCTGTAGATTCTCTATTGGCATCTTATAATAATATTGTTAGGTATACTGGTGCAACGGAAATAGACATAGAAGGATTTAAAACATTACTTCTTCCTTGGATATGTCAGGATAATTATGATGAATCCATAAATGCAATTAAAAGTACAAAGTGTAAGTCTGCATTCGGTCATTTGGAATTGAATGGATTCCAATTATTTCCTGGAATGGTTCAGACAAATGCACATATGGATATGGATGTTGGTGCATTTAAAAAATTAGATGTAGTATTTTCTGGACATTATCATACAAGGTCAAATGATGGTAAGATATTCTACTTGGGTAATCCATATCAAATGTATTGGAATGATGCAGGAGATAAGAGAGGATTTCATATATTTGATACAGAAACCTTTGAATTGGAGTTCATAGAGAATCCTTATAATATGTTTGAAAAGGTATATTATGAAGATACTAATGCTAAACTTTATGATGCAAGATATTTAAAGGATAAAATTGTAAAGGTTATTGTTCGTAAAAAATCTAGTCAATTTGAATTTGATAAGTTTATTGATAAAATCAATAAGTCGGGTTGTTATGATCTTAAAGTTGTTGAAAATTTTACTATTGATGATGAAGATGTAGAGTTTTCCTCCGATGATAGTGCAGATACGTTAACACTTTTAAATAAATATATTGAAGAGTCCGAATTTGATTTAGATAAAGAAGTAGTGAAAAACATTATGAAGGACGTTTATAGAGAGGCTTGTGAGTTCGAGTAATGTACATTCTCACTATTGAAGGAAAAGAAGATGAAGGTGCATATGCCGTTGCCGATAAGGATGGTGAGAGAGCATTGTATATGTTTGAGGAAGAGGATGATGCAATTAGATATGGTGGATTATTAGAAGCAGAAGACTATCCCCCAATGACTGTAATAGAAGTCGAGGATGAGCTTGCATTAAATACGTGTAACAGGTATAATTACAGATATGTAATCATCACTGAAGATGATTTTGTGATCCCACCCAAACAGGATGATTTTATTCAAACAGATAAGATGGCGTAATTTCCTGTCCACTGGGAACCATTTTACTGAAATTGATTTAACAAAAGAAAAAACTAGTCTTATTATTGGTACTAATGGTGCTGGTAAGAGTACCATATTGGATGCCCTTACATTCTCATTATTCAATAAACCATTTCGCAAAATAACAAAAGGTCAGTTGGTTAATAGTGTGAATGAAAAGGAGTGTTTAGTAGAAGTTGAATTTGATATTGGTAAGACGGAATGGAAGATAGTGAGAGGTATAAAACCCAATTTATTTGAAATTTATAAAGATGATAAGATATTAGATCAAAATTCTGCAGCAAATGATCAGCAGAAGTGGTTAGAAGAACAAGTATTAAAGTTAAACTATAAGTCATTCACACAGATTGTGGTATTAGGTAGTGCATCATTTGTACCTTTTATGCAATTGAGTGCTCCAGTAAGAAGAGAAGTTATAGAAGATTTATTGGATATTAAGATATTCTCAGTTATGAGTTTACTTCTTAGGGAAAGAATTAGAGGAACAAATGAGAGAATGAGAGAATTATCTATTCGTAAAGATCTTCTAGAAGAGAAGATTGATATGCAAAGAAGTTTTATTCAAGAATTAGAAGAGACTGGTAAAAAGAATGTGAAGGATAAAAAAGATAAACTTGTCACCTTGTCACTTGACATTAATGGACATGAATCTGAGTTAGAAGAGATGAGTGATGAGTTGAATGTGCTTAATAAAGATGTAGAAATGTTTTCGGGAAGTAACAAAAAGTTAAGAAAGTTGGGTAACTTGAGAGGCAAAATGTCTCAGAAGGTAGCAACGATTACTGAAGAGCATAAGTTTTTTACAGATAACACGGTTTGCCCTACTTGCACTCAATCTATTGAAGAGGAGTTCCGTATAGATAGAATTGATGATGCTAAATCTAAGGCAAAGGAACTTGAGAAAGGTTTCAAAGAATTAGAGGAAGCTATCAGACTTGAAGAGGAGAGAGAAACCCAATTCAAGGAGTTTACAAAGGAGGCATCCAAACTAACGCATGAAATTTCTAAAACAAGCACAAGGATTTCTGGACTTGAAAATCAAACCAGAGACATTGAACAAGAAATTCAAAAAATTACCGAACAACTTAAAAACAGAACTACTGAAAGGAATGCGTTAGAAAAATTATTAGGAGAGCAAGAAGGTCTTCAAAAAGAGCAATCAAAGGAAAGTGAGAGAAATGTTTATAATGAATTTGCACATGCTTTGATGAAGGATGGTGGTGTCAAATCAAAGATCATTAAAAGGTACTTACCATTAATGAATCAGCAGATTAATAAGTATCTGCAGTTGATGGATTTTTATATCAATTTTTCTTTAGATGAAGAATTTAAAGAGACTGTGAAATCACCTATACATGATAAATTTGTTTATGAATCATTCTCTGAAGGAGAGAAAATGAGGATTGACCTTGCACTTCTATTCACATGGAGAGAAATTGCACGGATGAAAAACTCTGCTAGTACAAATTTATTGATCCTTGATGAGATCTTTGATAGTTCTCTTGATGGATTTGGAACAGAGTATTTTACAAAGATAATCAAGTATGTTGTTAGTGATGCTAATGTATTTGTGATCTCTCATAAGACTGATGATTTGATAGATCAGTTTGATAGAGTGGTTAAATTTGATAAGGTAAAGGGATTCAGTAAACTGGTGACTTGACATGCAATTCAAAATCTGATACAATAAATACTACAACGCAGGGATCGTATGACTTTGAAGACCCATACAGTAGAAAAGAAGAATCCCAAGCACTCTCAAGAGTGGTCATGGGAAGAAACCTCTGACGTACTAGCCGCACTGGAGAAACTCGATGAAAGTTCCAAACTGGCAGCATCATTCAAAGAAAGAACAAAAAAGGCACCTAAAGCCCCAAATGCTGCGACAAGCAAAGGCAAAGCGTAGACAGTTGATAAACCGTCTACTTACCTCCCCCAAAGGGAGGTTTTTTAGTATAATAGGTATATCGAAAACAAATGACAGATGACAGTACAGCACGAAATCAAATCTCAACTTGCTAAACTTCTTGCTACTGAAGACCTTATAGTAGAGCATAAGCAAGTACAAACTGCACAGTTTAATGTAGGTACTCGTGTATTGACACTACCATTATGGGATAAGGCAAGTGGTACTGTATATGATATGTTGGTTGGACATGAGGTAGGACATGCATTATTCACACCCGATAGAGATTGGTATAAGGAAGTTCAAATTCCACCACAGTTTGTGAATATTGTAGAAGATGTTAGAATAGAGAAGTTAATGAAACGTAAGTATGCAGGACTTGCCAAATCTTTCTACCACGGTTATGAGGAACTAAACGAAGATGATTTCTTTAATGTTGCTGACGAAGATCTTGATTCTCTTATTCTTGCTGATAGGATTAATTTACATTTCAAGATTGGTAACTTCGTTGATATACCTTTTTCAGATGCTGAGAAGGAGATTGTCAAGGTAGTAGATTCTTGTCAGACTTTTGATGATGTTCTTAATGCATCTAAAGTACTTTATGAATATTGTACAGAGGCAAATCAGGAAGCAAAGGAACAAGTATCTCAAGATGGAGAGGATGGAGAAGAGGATCCAGATTTTCAACCACAACCACAAAGTGGTCAAGATTCAGAAGATTCTGATGAGCAGAATGATGAAGAAGAATACGAAGATTCAGATCAACCAGTACAGAAAGGTGAACCAGAACAGTCAGATACAGACCAATTACCACAAAAGCAGCCAGGTAAGAAGAATAATGACTTAGATCTTAAGACTGTAGAAGCATTAGAAGATGCACTTAAGGATCTTACTAATACCAATCAGATGACTGAAACTGCTTATTTTGAATTACCTAAAGTAAGATTAGATAGAGTTATTGTTCCTAATGCTGAGATACATAATCAATGTGAAGTAGCATGGTCACCAGCAAGTGATCAGGAATATCGTGATAGAATGGAGAAGTATGGTGTTGCAGCATCACTTCCAACAAACAGATTTGAGTACGCAGATCAAGAGTATGTTAAATTTAAACGCAATGCACAAAAGGAAGTCAATTATCTGGTCAAAGAGTTTGAGTGTCGCAAGGCAGCTTCGAGTTATGCTCGTGCCACTACTGCTAGAACTGGTGTTTTAGATTGCTCTAAACTTCATACTTACAAATATAATGAAGATCTCTTTAAGAAGATAAGTGTAATACCTGATGGTAAGAATCATGGTCTAGTATTCATTCTTGACTGGTCTGGATCAATGAGTCCAGTATTACTTGATACTGTAAAGCAATTGTATAACCTATTGTGGTTCTGCAAGAAGGTAAACATTCCATTTGAGGTTTATGCTTTTACTAACAGTTATCCTCTACAGACTTATAATTCTGATGGTGATCCAACAATTGCAAGAATGCCAGCATATGAAGCAAAGGAAGGTGTTGCTCATCTTGAAGATCACTTCTCTCTAATGAACTTCTTTACAAGTAAAGTAAGAGGTAAGGTTCTTGAGGAGCAGATGAGAAATATATTCCGTATTGCAATGCTTCATGTTGATCGTTATAATTGCTTCTATGATGTTCCAATAGGATTACAATTATCTGGTACACCATTAAATGAAACAATGGTTGCTCTTCATGAAATACTTCCTAAGTTTAGGGAAGAGAATAAGGTTGAGAAAGTCCAGTGTGTTATTCTTACAGATGGTGAAGGATCTCCATTAAGGTATCATAAGCAATTCCAACGTCATTGGGAAGATGGCCCATACTTAGGTACTAGTAACATTAATTATGGCACTTTCTTAAGATGTCGTAAGACTGGGCGTACCTATGCATTTAAGAGTGATTGGTATGGACAAACTGATATTTTCCTCAATAATCTTAGAGATAAGTTTTCTGATGTGAATTTCATTGGTATTCGTATTCTACCTCAAAGAGATGGTGGACAATTTATAAGAAGATACACTGGATCTTTTAGTCCTGAGTATGACTCTATGGTTAAAAATTGGAAGAAGAGTAAGTCTTGTTCTATCAAGAATTCTGGTTATCATACTTACTTTGGATTATCATCATCTGCTCTAGATAATGAAACAGAATTTGAAGTTAATGATGATGCTACCAAAGCACAGATCAGATCTGCCTTTAAGAAATCTCTTAATGGTAAGAAGATGAATAAGAAAGTTCTTGGTGAATTTATAGAACTTGTTGCTTGATAAATACTTGAAGAATTAATTTAAACTTATGAGTAGATTTGGCGATTTATTGAGTGGTTCTAATCCTGCACCTACTCCACCAGCACCAGAACCAACTCCTACACCAGTAGTTGAGGAAACTCCTGGTGTGATTCCTGGAATAGAAGTTACTGAAGCACCAGGTCTTCTTCCCGAACAACCTGATTTACCATCAATGAGTAAAAAAGAGTTAGAAAAGTATGGTAGGACTCTTGGTGTTGAACTTGATAGAAGACATAGTAAAAAAGATTTAATTAAAGAACTTAAAGACGTACTTTAATAATGCCAAAAACATATCACATCTACTTAAATGACAAGTGTTTATTTAAGAATTTGGATGATGAGGAGTTTAGCGTAGTCTGGGGAAGACTCTACCATTCTTATTGGGATGGTCTTACATATTCTGAATGTGAGGAGAAGATGTATGATTTAGAACCCAGTTATTAAAGTGTCCACTAGGGGTCATCTGACCCCTTTTTTATTGTTATAATAGGTTCATAAATAAGACACCTAACATTATTATGGCTTTTGAACTTAAGATGACTGAACAGCAAGCAATCGATGGATTGAGGGGAACATACGGTGCAGAATTCACAACTGCAGATGTTCGTGCTTTTTGTGCAATGAATGATATAGGATATCAGACAGTAACTAAAAAGATTCAAAAATTTAAGGTTTCTAAAGGTAAGTGGAATCTTGAAGTAACTACTCAGGCAGTAGAGAACATTGAAAATTCATTTAGTGCTCCTGCAGCTCAACCAGTTGTTGAAAGAAATCTAGTCCCTGAAAATGATGACACATTTGTTAAGTTTGGTTCGTTTACTGACGTTAAAAAAATTCTACAAAGCAAGCTTTTTTATCCTGCTTTTATCACTGGTCTTTCTGGAAA